CTTGCAGGTTTCGATCCTGTAATGATCTCCCTAATCGCTCGTGCCATGCCTAACTTGGTAGCATACGACATCTGTGGCGTTCAACCAATGAGCGGTCCTACTGGACTAATCTTTGCAATGAAAGTCACATTACCAAGAGAATGGCGCTGCACTACGCGCTGGTTCAGAAGCACTCTACAACGAGCCTGACACCAACTTCTCTGGTAACTCACAGGGTCCTGCAGCATACAACGACCCCGCTTCTCCCCTTGGAGACGGTGGTACTACCGATGCTAACCCTGGACTGCTTAACGACGCTACAGGCGGCGGCACAACTGCTGCTAACTACGAGCGCCAAGCAGGCAACATCGCTAGAGAAGATGCAGAAGCACTTGGATCGGGTTCGACCCTATTCAACGAGATGAGCTTCAGCATTGAGAAGACCTCTGTTACTGCAAAGACCAGAGCTCTCAAAGCAGAATACACTCTAGAATTGGCACAAGACCTTAAGGCTATTCACGGTCTTGATGCTGAGCAAGAACTTGCTAACCTATTGTCTAGCGAGATCCTTGCAGAAATCAACCGCGAAGTAGTTCGTACCGTTTACACCGTTGCTAAGCAAGGTGCTCAGAACAACGTTGCTAACGCTGGCGTATTTGACCTTGACGTTGACAGCAACGGCAGATGGTCGGTTGAGAAATTCAAGGGACTTATGTTCCAGATCGAAAGAGATTGCAACGCCATCGCGCAGCAAACTCGTAGAGGAAAGGGCAACTTCATCATCACTTCTGCTGATGTAGCTTCCGCTCTTGCCATGTCTGGCACCCTTGACTATTCCTCAGGTCTAACTGGCGCTGGTGGACCTTCCATCGGTGAAGTAGATGACACAGGTAACCTTCTAGTTGGTACTATGAACGGACGTATTAAGGTCTTCGTTGATCCTTACTCCGCTAACGTTTCTAACACCCACTACTACGTTGCAGGTTACAAGGGTTCTTCTCCTTATGACAGTGGACTATTCTACTGCCCATATGTACCCCTCCAGATGTTACGCACGATCGACCCTAGCACCTTCCAGCCTAAGATTGGCTTCAAGACACGCTACGGTATGGTTGCTAACCCATTCGTTGTACAAGCGAACGGAACACCTGATGCTGAGGCACTTACACACAACCGTAACCAGTATTACAGACGTGTTCGCGTTGCGAACCTTACCTGATACAGGTTATCATATCAACACAGGGGGGCAGACGCCCCCCTTTTTTTGTGCTTAAATAGAACTAGTTATTCCGTATTGTTATGCCTCGTGGTCGTTTACATAAAACAGATATGCTTGCCAAAGTATATAAGTTGAAAACTGAATTGTATGATAAAGAAACGAATCCATCAATGACAGGTCAATGGTATGACGGAGCTCATGATTCGCTAGATAAGGTATTAGATATCATAAACGAATACAACCAATGAATCAGTCGTTAGTATTATTATTATGTTTGTCTCCACTAGCAACGATCTTTATTGTAATGAAACTTGCTGTTTGGATATCAGAAGCAACATCATACCGTTCCAAAACACAAGAACTACAAAAGATGCAACATGGACCATACGAAATCTGGGATTATGAAGATGAAGAAGCAGACGACTGGCAAAAAGAAACCCTCATGGGAGGATGTGACCCACTCACAAAAAGATTGGGATGATTTTTGGTACAATGAGGATGCATGAAATAAAACCCAGTCATTATATCACTGAAGAAAAATGTCAGGAGATGATTGATGATGCCATACGAAAACATAATCGTAATGCTGGAATTATCAGTATGTGTGTTGGTTGGGTTGTTCTCGCACTTTTTGCTGAGGGTCTTCTTCGACTCATTGGAGTTATAGATCCTTTACTGCCCTGGTTAAAAATTACACTGTAGACCATGAGAATGGACATACTACAAAAAAGAATTTGGCAACTTAAAATAGCAGAAAAAATAGATGAAGCGATTAGCGAACACTATTCGCTTCAAGGATTGCCCTGTACCAGATTGGAAAAGACCAAAGGTGGAGTGGTGGAGAGAATACCTTATTAGTTTAGGACTAGATCCAAACAACCCATAAATACTAGTAGCTTGGGAAGTTGACATGTCTGCTCAGTGGTATAAAGAACAACCTGCCAATAGGAATTTTTTAAATCCTATTGGTTTTATCCTTAAACTGGAAAAGTTTGAGGGTGTAGATTTCTTTTGCCAAACAGCAAACATCCCCGACATTACAATGCCAACCACGGAAGTACCAACTCGATTTAGGAGTTTGTCTATTATCCCTGGTGGCGGAGTAACGTTCGGGGATTTTGTCGTGCGTTTTATTGTAGATGAAGATCTAGTAAATTATAATGCAATTCATAAATGGATGCGTGATAATGGAAATGCAGATGAGATGCTAAGACAAACTGATGAGGAAGATATCTATACTAATGGTCAACTATCAATTCTCACTAGTGCATTTAACCCAGCATTTATAGTAGATTTCAAAAACCTATTTCCAGTAGCACTGACTAATTTACAGTTTGATGCTACAATAAGTGATGTAGAGTACATAACTGCAGAGGTGGTATTTAAACACCAGCAGTTTTTCCTTTGTGATAAAAATAGTAAACGTTTATGAATTTTGAAACCCTTCGTAATAAATTTGAAAAATTGAGAGAGGACTGGTCAGAAGATTCTGCAGTTGACTTTCAATTCAAGAACAAACAGTATACCACAGATTTGGGACAACTTGCATTATCGATCCCTTTCCAACACAATAAATACTTAAACCATTACACTGACATTCAACAGATCAAAACTTCACTTGAATTTGAGATCCGTAAATTGGTTAGAGAAAAACGAGAGTATTACTCTGGCGAGGCAGACGCTAAGATATACGCCGCTAAACCATTTGGATCAAGCATTAAAACTTCCGAGAAAATGAAAACTTACCTGGAGAGCGATGATGATATCATCAATCTTGAGGCGAAGATCAAGTATCTAGATCAGATGTTGTACTGGTTGGATCAAGTCATGCGTCAAATTTCTAATAGAGGGTTTCAGGTCAAAAGTGCCATTGAGTGGGAGAAATTTGTTAACGGACAATGATGACTACCCTTTCTATTAAGAAGAAGAACGAAGTTTACATTACAATTAATTCTAAGGAACCACATGTCCATCAGGAACTGTCGGACTACTTCACATTTGAGGTTCCTGAAGCTAAGTTCCTGAAGAAGAACCCCAGATACAAATACTGGGATGGAACTATTCGTCTGTACTCTCCTGGTACAGGCGACCTTTATGGTGGTCTAATGAAGCACCTACAAGTGTGGGCTAACGAGAGACAATATAAAGTTGAGTATGAAACTAATGACTGGTATGGAGAAGTCAGAGAAACTAACGACTTTGTTTCATACGCAGGCATTGAAACATTTATGAATAAAATTACACGATCTGAAATCAAACCAAGGGTGTATCAGTATCGTGCTGTTTACGAAGCAATTAAAAATAATAGGAAGCTCTTACTTTCTCCTACGGGCAGCGGAAAGAGTTTGATGATCTATTCCCTCGTCAGATACTATACTGCTACCAACAAGAAAACGCTCATCATCGTTCCTACTACGTCCTTGGTAGAACAGATGGTCAATGACTTTAATGATTACGGGTGGAATGCTGACGACCATGTGCATAAGATATATTCGGGCAAAGATAAAAATTCTGACAAACCAATTATTATATCAACCTGGCAATCAATCTACAAGTTTCCAAAAAGATACTTTGATGATATTGATTGTGTTATCGGTGATGAGGCACACCTATTTAAGTCGAAGTCCCTCACAGGAATCATGACTAAGTTGCATAACGCAAAGTATAGGTTTGGTTTTACTGGAACACTTGATGGTAGCAAGACACACAAGTGGGTGTTGGAAGGATTGTTTGGTGATTGTGAGAGAGTAACTAAAACAGACGATCTTATTAAAGAAGGTTACCTGTCTAAATTTAGGATAAAAATTCTACTTTGTAAACATGCTCCGCAATACTTTGAATCATATCATGAAGAGATTGATTACTTGGTAGAGCATCGTGGTAGAAATAACCTCATCAAAAATTTAGTAAAAGATATTGAAGGGAACACGCTTGTCTTGTTTAACTATATCGAGAAGCATGGTGAACCACTTTTGGAATTGATAAATAGCACCATAGACCCCGAGCGAAAAGTATTTTTCGTTCACGGTGGTACTGATGTAGAAGATAGAGAGACAAGTACGCCAACTTACTGAAACTGAGAACAATGCTGTAATCATTGCTTCTTACGGAACATTCTCTACAGGTATCAACATCAAACGATTACACAATATTATTTTTGCTTCCCCTAGTAAGTCACGTATTCGTAACCTCCAGTCGATTGGACGAGTGCTTAGAAAAGGAGAAGGAAAAGACATTGCAACCTTATACGATATCGCTGATGACATTGGCGGTCAGAATTATACCCTTAGGCATTTGAATGAAAGAGTCAACATTTATAATGATGAGAACTTTAAGTATGAGGTTATTAAAGTAAACCTTAGAGCAAACTAATATGGATGAAGAATTCCTAGCAACTGTAAAATTAATTACTGGTGAAGAAATTGTAGCAAAAGTTTGCTACTTAGAAGATGAGGATAAAGTATTACTAGAAAATCCTCTGCAGGTTGAGAATGCGAAACAAAGAAAAGGTCAGTTAGAAGTATCTGGTTTTTCTTTTAAAGAATGGGTTAGCGCCACGTTCGATAACATGTTCATTCTCAATAGGCATCATATTATTACAATGACTGAGGTTGATGGACAGATTCAAGAGTTCTATGAGAAAACCCTGCAACGATTAGAGAATGGAAAATCTCTAACGGGTAGGGGTCATAAGTTACCTAAGTCATCTGGATACCTAGGTTCTGTTAAAGATATGAAAAAATCTTTAGAAGATATATTTAATAAGAGTTAAAAGCTACAACCTCTCTTGAACCCTCACAGAGTTATCCTACTCATGTTCTGAGGATTTGTCAACCCCCCTTTACAAATCCAGTTGATCGTGCTATCCTTAGTACATGATAATGGTACAAACCATGGCATATGCAGTAATGACCAGAAAAAAGACAGAATACTACGTCAACAACAAAGAGTTCCTTGCTGCGATCACTGACTATCGGCAGAAGGTTCATGCCGCTAAGGAAGCTGGCAATCCTCGCCCACGAGTCACCAATTATATTGGTTCTTGCTTTCTAAAGATCGCAACACATCTATCTTATAAACCAAACTTTGTCAACTATATGTTCCGTGAGGACATGATCTGTGACGGCATTGAAAATTGCCTCCAGTATATTGACAACTTCGACCCAGAAAAATCTAAGAACCCATTTGCTTATTTTACTCAGATCATTTACTACGCATTCTTGCGTAGGATCCAGAAGGAGAAAAAGCAATTAGAAATCAAAAGTAAGATCCTAGAAAGATCAGGACACGATGAAGTGATGCATACAGACACATACGATGGTAGTATGTCTGGTATGAATGCTTCTTACTCTGATATGGGTAGTATCAAAGAAAACATTGAAACAAAAATGAACCGATGAGCGGTGACTACGAAACTTATGACTGGCATGAGACAGCATATGGAAGATTCCGTATCGAACAAAAACGCTTTGGAACGTGGACTAGCTATAGTGAGAATGGAGAGGAACTCGTCACAGGCGGTACGAGGGAATCTGTCATGGAAGGAACGCCATTCCACTTGGAAGGTGTTGCTACTAACTGGGCTAACTGCAGATACTCAGCACGATACGATGGGACAGTGAGTGGTAAACTATGAAACCAACTGAAAACTATGAACAACTCTTGGAAAGATTTACCAAGAGAACTGAACAAATCAGTAAACAAGTTCCTTCTAATACTGTAGAAGCAGAAAAGATTAAGGAACAATTAGATTACTTGCGTGGATGCAAAGACACGATAGAATATCTTATGAAAGGTAAACTGCCAAATGATGGTAACCATGACGGAATGAAGGATCATAAACCCCAATGAAAATTGCACTGATTACTGATCAACACTTGGATGGACGCAAAGGTTCTTTGACGTTCTGGAATTATTTTCAAAAATTTTATGATAATGTATTCTTTCCAACTCTAGAGAAAGAAGGTATTGATACTATCATTGATCTAGGTGATACTTTTGATAATAGAAAGTCAATGGATTATAATACTTTCAACCGTGTTGATTCAAATTATTTCCAACGACTGAAAGATTACGAAGTTCATATGATCTTAGGTAATCATTGTACATACTATAAAAACACAAACAAAATTAATTCACCAGAACTTCTCTTAGAGAAGTACAGCAACATCAACATCTATGCTGAACCAAAAGAGATTACTCTTGGCAGTAAAAAGTTTCTGATGATGCCTTGGATTAATTCTGAGAATAGAGAAGAGTGTCTGAAATATATTACAGAAAGTGATGCTGACAATATGTGTGGGCACCTTGAGTGTGATGGATTTGAAGTTACCCCTGGAATGAAATTTGAAGGTGGGTTTAGTATCTCACAATTCAAAAATTTTAAACGTGTTTGGTCTGGACACTTCCACCACAAATCAAAACATGGTAATGTTCAATACTTAGGTAACCCATATCAGATGTTCTGGAATGATTATAAGGACTCTCGTGGATTCCATATCTACGATACTGAAAGTGATCGACTTAAGTTTGTCAGAAATCCATATGAAATCTTCGACAAGATCTTCTATGACGACACCAGTGTGGACTACAACAAACAAGATGTGTCTGATTATAAAGACAAGTTCATCAAGATCGTTGTCAACGAAAAGCGAGACTACCAAATGTTTGAAACACTGGTTGATCGTCTTTACAACGTAGGAGCTCATGATGTTAAAATTGTTGAGACCTTAGTTGATGCGGACAATGTGGAAGATGTAGATCTTGAAACCAAAGATACTATGACTCTCTTAAATGAGTACATTGACGAGGTAGAAATTGCCGTAGACAAAACAGATCTCAAGTCCCTAATGAGGACCCTATATATTGAGAGCTGTCAGGTTGCCTAATGTATATCATTACCCTAGAAGACCATCCTGATGGTGTGTTTTCTATTTTTGATGATGCAAAAGATCGTGTCATTCCTATCTGGATTGAGAATGATGATGCGGACAGATACCTAATGATGATGGGGTATGATGAAGATTACCCCCCAATGGAGGTTGTGGAAATAGAAGATCATGTTATAATAGGAGCATGTCAAGACCGTGCTCAGAAGTTTTCTATCATCACGCCTGACGATTTTTTGATACCACCTGAAGATTCCTAAGAATGATTATATTTGAAAAGATCCGTTGGAAGAATTTTCTTTCCACGGGTAATGTGTTTAGTGAAATTGATTTAGAAGAAGGTAGAACAAATTTAATCGTTGGTAACAACGGAGCAGGTAAGAGCACCATTTTGGATGCTCTTACTTTTTCGCTGTTTGGAAAACCTTTTCGTAAGATCAGTAAAGCATCTCTTATCAACAGCATCAATGAAAAAGATTGCATGGTTGAGATCGAGTTTCGTATTGGTAAAATAGAATATAAAATTATTCGTGGTATCAAACCGAACAAGTTTGAGATCTATTGTAATGGTCAACTGTGGAATACTGAAAGTAGTGTAGTAGATCAGCAAAAGAATCTTGAGGCAAATGTTCTTAAGATGAATTATAAATCATTTACACAGATTGTTGTGTTGGGATCATCTACGTTTGTCCCATTCATGAAACTACCTGGCGCACAACGTCGTGATATTATTGAAGATATCTTGGATATCCAAGTGTTCTCTACAATGAATGTTCTTCTCAAAGATAAGATGAGAGAGAACAACGAAGAAGTTCGTGACATTGATTACCAACTTGATCTCTTAAGAGATAGGATTGAGTTGCAGAAAACGAACATGTTGCAACTAGAGCAAAGAACACAAGATGAGATTGATCGTAAATTAGAAAAAGTAAAAGAATACAATAAAGTAGAACTTCAAGGTGTTGAAGATGTTGCTGTTCTCACACAACAAATCGGAAATCTTAATGAAGAAATGCAGGAGTATCAAAAGTCCAGTCAAAAATTAAGTAAATTAAACACATACTTGATAAAGTTGACACACAAATTAAACACATGCAAGAAAGAACATGCGTTTTTTGAGGACAATAAAGTGTGTCCAACTTGCACACAAGAACTGTCAGAAGAGTTTCGCGACGAAAAATTAGAATCTGGAAAAACTAAAGTTGACGAGATGCTTGTGGGGTACAATGATATCCTCTCTGCTATAGGAGAAGAGGAAGTTAGATTTAATAAATTTACTGAGTTATCTACTCAGGTTAATGAAATCAACACTACAATCTCACAGACCAACTTCCAATTGATGACCGTCCGTAAACAAGTAGAATCAATACAAGAAGAGATCAAGCAACTAGAAGGTGACAATGTTGATAAGAAAGCAGAGTTTGATAAACTAGAAACTCTTGTAAACAATAAGAAAAAATTGTCAAAGCAACATGCTAGTTTAAAGCAGGACAAAGATGTTCTTGCAACAGCAGGTCAACTCCTCAAAGATAATGGTATTAAGACCAGGATTATCAAAACCTATCTTCCTACCATGAATAAGTTAATTAACGATTTCTTACAAAGGATGGAGTTCTATGTCAATTTTACCCTTGATGAGAACTTTGAGGAGCAAATCAAATCTAGATACCGTGATGTATTCTCGTATGATAGTTTCAGTGAAGGCGAAAAAGCTCGTATTGATATCTCTCTCTTGCTCACTTGGCGTAGTATTGCTAAGCTTAAGAATAGCGTGGATACTAACCTCCTTATTTTAGATGAGATCTTTGATGGATCCCTTGACCAATCAGGTACGTCTGACTTAGGATGGATTCTCAGAAACTTTGACGACACAACAAAGGTGTTCGTCATCAGTCATAAGCAGGGACTGGAGGATAAATTTGACAGGACTATCACAGTTAACAAGGTCAAGAACTATTCGGTTCTGGAGCAGACAGTTAATGAAGTGACACACGGACTGGTTGGGTGACCAGTTTCTTTGTTATGCTGTATCCATCAGCAACAGAGACACATGCAAACACAAGAAATCAAAGGAAACCTAGCACGATTGCTCGCAACCGAGAACCTGATTGTTGAGCATCGCAAGGTGCCTACTGCATCTTTTGATGTTGATCGTCGTGTGTTGACCCTCCCTCAGTGGGACAAAGCATCTGGCACTGTCTATGACATGCTAGTTGGACATGAGGTTGGACATGCTCTGTTCACACCTAATGAAGATTGGCGCGACATTGCTGATTGTCCTATGGATTTTGTCAATGTAATTGAAGACGCTCGTATCGAGAAATTGATGAAGCGTAAGTTTCCTGGTCTCCGTAAGTCCTTTGCTTCTGGTTACAAAGAACTCAATGACAAAGATTTCTTTAGTATTCAAGGAGAAGAGATTGAAAAGTTTTCTTTAATTGATCGTATCAACTTGCACTTTAAAATTGGTGCTAGTTCTATGATTCCTTTTTCTATAGAGGAACAGGTGTTTGTTGCACGTACTGATGTTGCAGAAACATTTGAAGAGGTGCTTAGTATTGCTGTAGATGTATATAACTTTAGTAATGAAACTGAACAAGTGGCAGAGCTTCCTGTTCCAAATTCTTCTGGGAAAGGTGAAACTGATGAAGATCAGGAGCAAGAATCTGAAGAACAGAATGAAGAACAGTCACAGCAATCAATGCCACAAGGTTCTCAGCAACCTCAGTCATCTCCCGAAGAAGACGAAGAAGATGGGGAAGAGGAAGATGATGAAGAATTAGAAGGCACTCAGGGTGGAGATCGATCAAAAACTCAACGTTCTTTTGATAGTTCTTCTGAGAATCTTTCTTCTCGCACTGGTCGCAATTCAATCTATATTGAAATACCTGAAAAAATTGACGTTGACAATCACTTGGTTGACTGGACTGTTCTTCATGAGTGGATTGATATCAACCAAAGAGATGCAGAACACTACGAATCAGTTGATGCTGAGTATACACAATTTAGAAAGCAATCTCAGAAAGAAGTAAACTACCTTGTCAAAGAGTTTGAATGTCGTAAATCTGCTGATGCATATGCTCGTGCAAGTCAATCTAAAACTGGTGTTCTTGATACTACTAAGTTGCACACATACAAGTACAATGATGACATCTTCAAAAAAGTAACTGTTATCCCTGATGGTAAGAACCATGGTCTGTTATTCCTGCTTGACTGGTCTGGTTCTATGAGTAATGAAATTCTTGCAACTGTAAAACAAGTTTTAAACTTGACTGCATTCTGTAAGAAAGTTCAAATTCCCTTTGAAGTATATGCATTCACTAATGACTGGGTTGCTGCAAAACGTTCTATGGAAGGAGATAATGGGTACATTGACTATGACTACAAAGGTCTTGAAAAGAATACAGTTTACATTAATCAAGAGTTCTTTCACATGATGAACTTTGTTTCTTCACGTTCTAACTCAAAGGACTATGAGCGTATGTGTTTGAATCTATTCAGGGAAGCATACTATTACACACATCACGTTTCATACAATCCAACTTTTGGTGTTGGTTTGTCTGGAACTCCTTTGAACGAAGCTATTGTGATGCTTAATTACATTATCCCTCAGTTCAAGAATACGAATGATCTTCAGAAGGTCAACGTTTGTATTCTGTCAGATGGTGAAGGTGGTTGTGCAGCATATGGTCATGAGATCTATCTTGATCATAAAGATGAATTCAAAGTTGCAGCACGTCGCATTGACTGGTATCAAGTTCTTCGTGATCGTAAAACTGGTCGCACCTATCCTCAGTTTGATGGGGAGAATGTAACTAACATCTTCATTAAACAAGTTCGTGATCGTAACCCTGGTGTCAATGTTATCGGATTTCGTATCTTAGCAGGATCACAACTTACAAGTTTCGTTGGTAGGTATGCAAATTTTGATGGTTACTCTGAAGTACAGAAGCAATGGAAGAAGGAGAAGTCCGCTATTATTAATAACCCCATTGCATTTACTGCACTGTATGCTATCTCTAATAGTTCTTTAGGTGAGAATGTTGAATTCGATGTTGAGAGTGGTGCTAAGAAGGGGGAGATCTCTCGTGCATTCAAGAAAATGCTTAGTAAAAAAGCAACCAACAAAAAACTACTTAATTCTTTTGTGGAGTATATTGCATGAATATTACTGTTCCAATGAGGGTATTGGGCAGTGGTCTTGTGATCATTGCTTACTTTACTATCCTCCATATCAATACAACATTTGGTGTGGCATTGCAGATGGTAGGTGATAGTATTTCAATTCCTTATTTTATAAAGACAAAATCTTGGGATGTGGTTATCATGGTTACATTCCTCCTAGTTATCTCTATATCACATTTGCTATGAACATTTTTGTTACTGATGAATCTCCACGAGAATCTGCTTATGTCCTACCTGATAAGCACATTGTCAAGATGCCATTAGAGACCTGCCAGATGCTCTCTATAGTCGCCTCAGACAAGTGGGGACATGGTTATGGTACACTGCCTAAGAAAGATGGAAACCCCTATGCTACAGAGAAGGGAGCGTTCCGTAATCACCCTTGTACTATCTGGGCAAACGAAACTAGGTCAAACGCTAGATGGTTGCTTACGCATGGTATTGCATTGTGTGAAGAGTATGAGGCACGATATAGTAAAGTCCATACTTGTTATAAAACTCTCCTTGCTGCTGATGAAATTATTCCTTATGTAGCATGGGGTGATCACACACCTTTCGTTCGTGCAATGCCAGAGGAGTTTAAGTTTGACGATAGTATTTCTACTATCGAAGCATACAAGATGTATATTTCATCTAAACCATGGGTGTCATCCAACTATCTGCGTGTGCCACATCGCAAACCGTCCTGGGTTGAGTAGAAAACTCTTCTCTATGCCCTATACTATATTCATACACAACACAGACACATGCCTTTCGCTCCCGTTCCCGTTTCAACTGAAGATCTTGTTTCTTACCTTTCCGACAACTTCGGTACTGAGGTAAATACGAAGCAATTGTTTGAAGCATCTGAGCACTTTAACTGCTCTCTCGCTACTGTTAAGAAGCGTCTTGCTAATTACAAGCAAGGTATTGGTAAGTGGAATTTGACTGTGCAAGAACGTCTTGAGCAGAATCTTGCTGCTCCTTCTGCAATGCCTGCTATTGAGCAAAACCTTGTTCCATCTAAAGATCCCAATTACGTTCCCTTCGGAAACTATAGCGACGTTAAGAAAATTCTACAAAGTCGCATCTTCTATCCTACTTTTATCACTGGTCTTTCAGGAAACGGTAAAACTTTCTCTGTTGAGCAAGCATGTGCTGCTCTAAATAGGGAACTAATCCGTGTGAACATTACCATTGAAACTGACGAGGATGATCTTATTGGTGGGTTCCGTCTTGTTAATGGCGAAACTGTTTGGCATAATGGTCCTGTCATCGAAGCTCTGGAACGTGGAGCTGTGCTGCTTCTAGATGAAGTTGACTTGGCATCCAATAAAATTCTCTGTCTGCAATCTGTTCTTGAAGGTAAGGGTGTCTTCCTCAAGAAAACTGGTCGTTATGTAGAACCAAAAGCAGGTTTCAACATCATTGCTACTGCTAACACCAAGGGCAAAGGTTCTGACGATGGTCGCTTCATTGGAACAAATGTTCTCAACGAAGCATTTCTTGAGCGTTTCGCATTAACTTTTGAGCAAGAGTATCCTACTCCTTCTACTGAAACTAAGATCCTTCTACGTGTTGCTGCAGCAGTTGGCAAGCATGATGAAGAGTTCTGTGTTAATCTTGCTAACTGGGCAGACATCATCCGTAAGACATTTGCTGATGGTGGTATCGATGAGGTAATCTCTACTCGCCGTCTGGTCCACATCATGAGAGCATATGCTATCTGGAACGATCGCATGAAAGCAATCAAAGTTTGTGTGAACCGTTTCGATGATGAGACCAAGCAATCATTCATCGAATTGTATGATAAGATTGATGCTGACGTAAACACTGAGGAGGAAACCAATGACGAGGTATGATTTTCACGGTTACATTGGACATGTGGCAATCCTTAAAGATTGCCAACACCGTTCAGGTAAGATCCTGGAAGGTGAAGGATACAGATTAAAAATGCAAGCGATTGACGGAAGTGAATTTGAATGCTATCATAATAATATTGAGTACATTTGGGATAAATGACCTTGAAATACAATGAAGACGCTCTGATCAAAGAGCTACGTGACTACATCTCTGGAACCTATGGGCAACACTACTCTGCTGGTAACGACAGCATTCAAACGTTAGATCTGATTGAAGCATGTGGAGACGCTGAGGCATTCTGCCGTAGCAACATCCTCAAGTATGCTTCACGCTATGATCGTAAGGGCACTGCCCGTCGTGATATCATTAAGATCCTTCACTACGCATTGCTGCTGCTCCACTTCTCTGACAAAACTGCCATTACCGAATCCTACAACCAATGAGTAAAGTTATCCTTTCTGAAAAAACACTAGATGTCCTTAAGAACTTCAGTACAATCAATTCCTCCATCGTATTCCGATCAGGAAGCACAGTACGAACTATTAGCAATGCAGAAAACATTCTCGCAAAATTCACCAGCGAGGAAATATTTCCTACTGACTTCGCAATTTATGATCTCAGTCAGTTCCTTGGTGGTATTACTTTGTTTAATGAACCTCAGCTCGAGTTCACCTCTACGGATTTTGTCAGCATTCGCGGTGGGCGCAATTCTGCCAAATATTACTTTAGTGATCCTGAGATCACTCTCAAGAGTGCGCCAGAAAAGAACGTAAAGTTTCCAGGTGCAGACCTGCAATTTAATTTGAGTGGAGATGAGTTGATTGCATTGCAGAAAGCATCTGCTGTGTATGGTCTTCCTGATCTTACCTTCAGATCAACTGAAGGAGAAGATACTATCAAACTAATTCTTCGTGACAAAGAGAATGATACCAGCAATACTTATGATCTCACCGTGGCAGGTTGTTCTACTGGCACCTATTCTCTTGATGTTAAGATTGAAAACATTCGTGTTCTCGGCAAGAGCTCTAACGCTACTGCGGGAGATTATACAGTTAAGGTTTCTAAACACTTGATTTCTGAGTGGACTAATACCGATGTTGAACTAACTTACTACATCGCATTAGAACCTTGAGGTTACACAAAGTTTTTTATGTTCCTATCTTTACATTCAGGTTTAACAAACATAACTACTATCAATTTTCTGATCTAGAAAAAAATGATAGTCGTCCTAGAGGATGGACAACTCCATTGAACTCTACGTTTCCTGCTATACAAGATAACGATCTTCTTGTCTCTCCAGATGTCAGGGACAATATGATGAGTGATCTAAAGGAACAGATTAAAAAACTTTTCTATATGCATGGCATACCTGACAAGTTTGACTTTGTTGATTTCTGGTATAACTCATACCATGACAACCAAGGACAAGAACAGCATACACATCTGACTGGTTGTATGTCTGTCACTCCGTACTGGTGTGGGATCTATTACAACAAAGGATTTACACCAACAACATTCTTTAGACCAGATTCAAACAACAGGGTTCACCAGTTCCCTTACAATGGACCTGAGTTTAGAGAATACTTTGCTGACAGTTTACAACCTAATTTGTCTGATGGTGATGTAATTTTATTTCCACCATACCTAAAGCACTCTGTTGATTTGCAAACCAGTGCTAGTATGCGACTGACCTTTTCTTTCAATTTACAATTACATAATGGTTGATGTACCATACGAAATTCTGGAGTATTGCGACTCTTTTACCTTTGATGCTGAACGTAATGATTTACGCTATATTGATTGTGTTTACATGAACATGGGTGAGTATGGTAATGACCTAGAACAACTCAGAGAAATGAGACAACGCATCCGTCCTATTTTTGAATAATTTATTATGAGCAAAGAATTTTTGTGGGTGGAGAAATACCGCCCAAATATTGTTGAAGATTGTATCCTTCCTGACACTACTAAAGAAGTGTTTCAGGGTTTCGTCAATCAAGGTGAACTACCTAACCTACTACTGAGTGGCACTGCAGGTGTTGGCAAGACAACCATCGCCAAGGCACTGTGTGAGGAGATTGGTGCCTCTTACATCGTGATCAATGGATCCGATGAGGGACGCTTCCTAGACACTGTAAGGAACAGAGTCCGTCAGTTTGCTACGACTGTCTCTCTCACCTCTGGAGCGTCCCACAAGGTGGTCATCATTGATGAGGCAGACAACACAACTAACGATGTCCAGTTGTCCCTGAGGACCGCTGTGGAGGAGTTCCATGGCAACTGTCGTTTCATCTTCACATGCAACTTCATTAACAAGATCATTGAACCGTTGCACTCACGCTGCACAGTTGTGGACTTCAGGATCAAACCCGAACAAGCAGTCAAGCTTCAGGGTGAGTTCTTCACACGCCTCAAAACTATTCTTACTAATGAGAATGTAGAGTATGAAGACAAGGTTCTCGCTAAGTTGGTCAAGCGTTATTACCCTGATTGGCGTCGTCTTATTAACGAGTGCCAGCGTTATGCTGCTACAGGTAGTATCAACTCTGCCATACTGGTTGATGTTGCTGACGTTAATCTTGATGCTCTTCTTGGATCCTTAAAGAAGAAAGAGTTTACTACAGTCAAGAACTGGGTTGTTCAACACATGGACAATGACCCTAGTATGGTGATGAGAAAAATCTATGACAGCATGTATGGTGTTCTGAAACCTGCTTCTATTCCCGAAGCTGTTCTTATCATTGCCAAGTACATGAAAGATATTTCTGTTGTACCTGATCAAGAGATTAACATGCTTGCATGTTTAACTGAGATCATGATGAGTTGTGAATTCAAATGACATTACTCAAATTTATTGAGAAAGAACCTAAAATTATTATGATGGAGGAAATGTATGAGCGACTCGAAAAAGAATCAGAGAGACAGTGGAGTTACATCAAGAGTCAAAACCACACCTCAAAACGTAAAGGAAGCACATGAAGCATTATTTTATGCTACAATGAATTTACCTGCTGCATCTGCCCATTGTGGTATGACTCAGAAGGAACTTAAAATGACATTTTTTGAATACCTTAAATACAATGCCCCGAACTTTGAAGTCCCTAAAGACACCCCTTAGGTATCCTGGTGGAAAGAGTAGAGCACTTACTAAACTCTTTCAATACATTCCTGATCTAAAAGATTATAAAAAGTATCATGAACCTTTCTTGGGTGGTGGTTCTGTGGCGTTGGAAATTGGTAAGCGATATCCACACTGTGGATATTTGGGTAAACGATCTCTACGAACCACTCTATAACTTTTGGAGAATATTACAAGACAACGGTAATGAAATTAAGAACATCCTCCTCCAACTTAAACAAAGGCACCCTGACCCCACTTCCGCTAAGCAACTTTTCTTGGATGCTAAAAAATACCTTGAGGAGGATACCAAGGAAACTGAGGATCTTCATCGCGCTGTTTCTTTCTATGTTGTCAATAAGTGTAGTTTCTCAGGTCTTACAGAATCAAGTTCCTTCTCAAAGCAAGCAAGTGAATCCAACTTCTCTTTGGCGGGAATAGAAAAACTTCCATTTTACTCTGAACTAATTGCGAAATGGAAAATTACTAATCTGTCATACGAGCAACTCCTTACAGACAACAAAGAAATTTTTACTTATCTTGATCCTCCATATGAGATTAAATCAAATCTATATGGAAAGCGTGGAAACATGCACAAAGGTTTTAATCATGACCACTTTGCTGTCAAGTGTGATAGGTTTATTGGTCCACAACTGGTATCATATAATTCTTCTCAACTGATCCAAGATCGTTTTGACGGGTGGACAGCTGCAGAATTTGCACACACTTATACCATGAGGAGCGTAGGGAGTTATAATACAGATCAAGCAGCTCGTAAGGAACTAATCCTTTTTAATTATGAAATGTGAAGTCACCCTATACAAAGCAGGCACCATCTTCAAGGAAGAGGTGATTGCTGTTGACTATCAAGATGCTCGCAAGGTTGCCGTTGCTCGCAATCCTGGTGCTAAAATTGTTTCCGTTACCGCCGTATTTAAATAATGTATCAACTGAAAGATTACCTGTACTCGATTAACCAATCCAAAAAGAATATTCTTGATGACGATATAGATGCTGAGAGAAAGTATCCCCCATATATCGTTAACAGGTGCTTGTCTTCTTTCACTGATACTATTTTATATGTCAATGAACTGAATAAGAATCCTCATCTACCAAAGAAGTTACAGTATGATTTTTTACTAAATAGTGTGAAACCTAGGAAGCGTTTCTCTCCTTGGGCACGTAAAGATTCTATTGATTATATTGAGTTAGTAAAAGAGTATTATGGTTATAATGACGATAAAGCTCTACAGGCACTCAGAATTCTCACCAAGGATCAACTAGATCATATTACAAAAGCATTGAGTAAAGGTGGTAAACATGAGCGGTGAAATTGAAATTCAGTGGCGACAAACCGATATGGTTGAAGTTGTCCTGAACGAACCAGATGATTTTCTTAAGGTGAGAGAAACACTAACAAGGATTGGTGTAGCATCACGTAAAGAAAAAAAGATATATCAATCCTGTCACATTCTGCATAAGCAGGGTAAGTATTATATCGTACATTTCAAAGAGTTGTTTGCCTTGGATGGCAAGAATACAAATCTTTCTTTGAATGATGTACAACGTCGTAATCGTATTGTACAACTTCTAGTTGATTGGGGACTAGTAAATATCTCTGCAGAGAGTCAGGAAAAAATTACTGACCTAGCACCACTCAATCAAATTAAAGTTCTTTCTTTTAAGGAAAAAGGAGAATGGACGCTTGAGTCCAAATACAATATCGGTCGCAAGAAGCAAGAAGGCGAGTAAACCGTATATTTTAATAGTGAAAACCGTTATTAAATTATAAATGGTTTTCGTTAAATAAACGTGTGAGAGGGCAGGGGACGGTTCTCCGTCCCGCTTTCACGCAAGGATGCCTTCGGGGTCCTAACGTACACGTCGCTTATTTAAGGACATGCCTAATATTACATGGGAACAATATACCCCATATTCAATTGGATTTAATGAAACATTTCAACGACTTGAAGCTCTTGCAGGAGCAGGAACAAACTATCCTCCATACAATGTCATTAATGGATCTGATGGTAGAACAATACTGGAAGTCGCTCTTGCTGGATTTTCAAGAGAAGATCTTAAAGTTGAATCAGAACGAAATGTTTTAACAGTATCTGCTAATAAAGCACCACCAGATAAGGAAAGGAAATACGCCCATAAAGGAATTTCATATAGAACATTTGCACGTAACTGGCAGATGGGAGACGATGTGGAAGTGGAAGCAGTTGAGTTTAAAGATGGGTTGCTATCAATTATCCTCAGGAAAGAACTGTCCGAGAAACAGAAGCGTAAGAAACACTTCTAAATAAAAACGAAAGGCACTTGACGGTGCCTTTTTTTAATGCTAAACTAAAGTGTACAACAATTTGCCATGGCCGTATCAATCGTAACCCTGAAAACGGGTGATCGCATCATCACTGAGTTAAAAGAGATTTTTGATGGGGAGGATGGGGACAAGAAAGGTGTCTGCCTGCTTATGGAAGAACCCTACATCCTCAACCTTACAGGCGAGAATGCTCAGTATATTACTGAACAATACAATATGGAATATCAAGTTAAATTTAGTAAGTGGAATCCATATTCTCCTGACTTCCAATTTAAAATTCCATATGATTCTGTAATGACAATTAGTAATCCTGAACCAGGATTGCAAAATGCCTACGAACAAAAGATTAAAGAAAAGAAAGAAATCGAAACTGAAACTATCCAACCAGAAGTATTATGACTGAACAAAAACTAAAGACAAATCATAACATCCGTATTGTAACTCTTACCACTGCTGAGCGTGTGCTTTGTATGTTTGGTGAAGTTCGTGATGATGAAGAGAAAGTAGCTGGATATCGTTTACTGTATCCATACTCACTTGCTCTGGGTGATCCCAATGAAGACGGTAGTATTCCTATCACATATTCACGTTGGTGTCCTTTCTCTCCAGTAGAAGAACATCGTCTTGGTGGAGAACATATTATCAGTGTTGTATATCCTGATAATAATATTGTTGACAATTTTGCAAACAAACTACGTGAAATTGGATTGACAGACGAAAACATTTTCTTCCCATTGGAGGGGGCAACAGATGGAGATAACAGCGAACCTGATCAAGCTGCAGAATGAATGGATCATCGCTCAGGTAGAACCAGCAGAGGGTGACAGTTTACCAGGTGACCCTGATGTATGGATGGTTGAACCGTATGTGGTAGAATCTGATGGACAGATAACCCCATGGGCAGAACACTCTTCTGAGCGTGAGTTTAATGTCAGGTCTGGTGATCTGACAGTCGTGACCAACCCAAGCAAGACACTCCTTGCTCGTTATATTGAATCTCTTGAATGAAGTTTTACACTAGTGTTGAGCAAGCAGGCAATCGTCTGCTTGTCCGTGGTTATGAGAATGGCAATCGCTACTGCGTGAGGGTTCCTTTCAACCCCACGATGTATTTGCCTAGTAAGAATTATTCTGAGTGGACAACACTAGAAGGTGATTGTGTAGAACCACATAAGTTTGGTTCTATCAATGATGCTCGCGAGTTCATCAAACAATATAAAGAGGTAGATAACTTTGACATCTATGGAAACTCTCGTTTCCTGTATCAGTATATTGCGGAGCAGCATCCTGAAGAGGAACTAAAATACGATGGTAGTAAAATCCGTGTCTTTACAATTGACATTGAAACAGCAGCAGAGAACGGATTCCCTAACATTGAAACAGCAGACCAAGAGATCCTTGCTATCTCCCTGAAGGATAGTTTCTCAGGTAGGATTACAGTATGGGGTGCTCGTGCATTTGAAAACAGTGATCCTATGGTGGATTACATGCACTTTAGATCTGAAGAATCTATGCTTGGTGCTTTCTTGCAGTATTGGCAAGAGAACTATCCTGATGTGATTACAGGGTGGAATGTGCAGTTGTTTGATATGCCATACATTCACAATCGTATCGAACGTGTACTAGGAGAGAAATATACCAAGTTACTCTCTCCATGGAAACTGGTATCACAACGTGAGATCTTTATCAAAGGTCGTAAACAATTTGCTATTGACACTCTTGGTATCTCTACTCTTGATTACCTAGAACTGTATAAGAAGTTTACTTATACTAACCAAGAATCATATCGTCTAGACCATATTGCTTTTGTTGAACTTGGATCTAAGAAACTAGATCACTCAGAGTTTGACACATTCAAAGAGTTCTATGAGGGAGACTGGCAGAAGTTTATTGAATACAACATTCATGACGTTCGTCTGGTAGATCAACTAGATGATAAGATGAAGTTGGTTGAACTAGCATACACCATGGCATATGATGCTAAGGTAAACTATGAGGATGTATTCTCACAAGTTCGTATGTGGGATAACTACATCTATTGTGAACTGCTTAGACGTAAGATTGCTATTCCTCCTAAGAAGGAAAGCGCAACTAAAACAGAGAAGTATGCGGGGGCATATGTTAAAGAACCGAAGCCTGGATTCTATGATTGGGTGGTGTCTTTTGATCTCAATAGCTTGTATCCTCATCTCATTATGCAGTACAACATCTCACCCGAGACACTACTCGACAAGAGACATTCAACAGTTACAGTTGATAAGATCCTTGAAAAAGAAGTAGAGATTGAGGGTGAGTATGCTGTGTGTGCTAATGGAGCTCAGTATCGTAAAGATAAGCACGGGTTCCTGCCACAAATGATGAAGAAGATGTATGACAGTCGTGTTATATTCAAGAAGAGAATGATCAAGGCAAAGCAGGAGTATGAAAAAACTCCTACTGTCGAACTCATGAAAGAGATTGCTCGCTGTAATAACATTCAGATGGCAAAGAAAATTTCTCTCAACTCTGCTTATGGTGCTATCGGTAACGAACACTTTCGATACTATCGTCTAGCAAATGCTGAGGCTATCACTCTATCTGGTCAGGTATCTATCCGTTGGATTGAGAGTAAGATGAACCGATACCTAAATAAACTGCTCTCTACAGATTCGGTTGATTATGTCATCGCATCTGACACTGACTCAATTTATCTTAATCTCGGACCTCTTGTTGATAAATTTTTTGGTGCTAAATCTAGCGATAAAGCAGCAATTGTGGGGATACTTGACAAGATCTGTCAGGAGAAACTGGAACCTTTTATTGAGGATTCATATCAAGAGTTGGCGAACTACGTTTCAGCGTATGATCAAAAGATGAGTATGAAGCGTGAGAACATCGCTGATCGTGGCATTTGGACTGCGAAGAAGCGTTACATTCTCAACGTTTGGGACAGTGAGGGGGTTAGATATAAAGAACCCAAGATGAAGATCATGGGTCTTGAAACCGCTAGGTCATCGACACCAGCGTATTTTAGAGACAAGTTATATGCAGCGTTTAAGATTATTATCGGCAAGACAAATGATGAACTTATCACTTTCATCAATGTTGTTAGAGCAGAGACCAGAGAGCGACACTATTCAGATGTCGCCTTCCCCAGAGGAGTTAACAACCTGGCAAAATATCGCCACCCGACTGAGATTTATCAGAAAGGAACACCCATTGCGGTAAGGGGTGCTCTACTCTATAACTATTATGTCAAAAAGCATAAGGTAGAGAACAAGCATCCTCTCATTCAAGAAGGTGAGAAGATCAAGTTCATGTATCTCAAGACACCCAACCCTCTCCATGAGAATGTGGTTAGTTTCTTTGGTGAGTTGCCTAAGGAATTTGGTATCGAGAAATATGTGGACTACCAAACACAATTTGAAAAGTCATTCCTCGAACCACTCAAAAACGTGCTACAATGTATTGGTTGGACCCACGAGAAGACCATTAGCATTACGAGTTTCTTTGGATGAGTAAGAGAATTTTTGTTGTGACATGGACTAATCATCTTGTCGGTCAGGTAGGACCAGAGGACATTAAGTGCTTTGAGGACTACAAAACTGCTATTGGGTTTTCTAAACTCATGAAGCAGAAATATAATTATGTAAACTTTTACGAGGAGAATGTAAATCAATGGGATTCCTAGACACAGTAATCAAGGATAGTGGCAATGAGTTTGCTGGTTTGGTTAGTGAAGGAGTTGCTGCAGGTGACATTACTGATTATGTCGATACTGGCAGTTATATCTTTAACGCCCTGGTTAGTGGTTCTCTGTTTGGAGGTCTTCCTTCAAACAAAGTCACCGCTCTTGCAGGAGAATCAAGCACTGGGAAAACTTTTTTTGCTCTTAGTGTCGTTCGTAATTTCCTTCGTGATAATCCTACAGGCGGCGTCATTTATTTTGAAACTGAATCCGCCATTTCCCGTGACATGATTGAGTCGCGTGGTATTGATTCCCAACGTATGGTTTTGTTTCCTGTCTCAACTATTGAGGAGTTCAGGACTCAAGCTTGTCGTATCGTTGACAAGTACATGAAAGAACCTAAAGACAAACGTGAACCTATGATGTTTGTGTTAGATTCTTTGGGTATGCTTTCAACTAACAAGGAGATGGAAGACGTTGCTAACGATAAGCAGGTCAGGGACATGACTAAGAGTCAGTTGATCAAGGGTGCCTTTCGTGTGCTTACACTTAAACTGGGTCAAGCACAGGTGCCTATGATCGTCACTAACCATACCTATGATGTGATCGGTTCCTATGTTCCGATGAAAGAAATGGGTGGTGGTACAGGTCTTAAGTATGCTGCATCTACTATCATCTATCTTACTAAGAGTAAGGAACGTGATAGCAAGAAAGAAGTTGTTGGTAGTATCATTAAATGTGAGGCAAAGAAGTCTCGTCTAACCGTGGAGGGTTCTAAAATTGCAACACGTCTATTTTTTGACGAGCGAGGTCTTGACAAATACTACGGATTATTGGAGTTGGGTACAGAGTACGGGGTATTCGGAAAGAACGGTAATAGGGTCACTATTGGTGAATCTTCCGTTTATCCTTCTGCTGTACTTGCTGATCCCGAGAAGTATTTCACAGAAGAAGTGATGGCAAAGTTGGAAGAAGCAGCACAGCAGGAATTTTCGTATGGCAATTGAGCGTATTGAACAAACTATCTTGCGAAACCTCATACATAATGAGGAATATTACCGCAAGGTAGTTCCGTTTTTAAAAGCAGAATACTACGAGAATTATCATGAGAAGATCATCTTTGAAGAGATTGCTGATTTCGCTTCCAAGTATGATAAAGTTCCTACTAAAGAAGTCATTACGATTAACCTCCAAAATCGTAATGACCTTACTGACGAATCGTTTAACGATTCGGTACAGACAGTATCCTCCTTATCAGATGAATGGGTTGAATACGAGTGGCTCCTCGATGCAACAGAAAAGTGGTGTCAAGACAGAGCAATCTATCTCGCCCTTATGTCCTCGATCAAGATCGCAGATGGAGGCGATAAGAAAATTTCGCGAGATGCGATACCCACTATTCTCCAAGAGGCCCTGGCGGTATCGTTCGACGAGCACATCGGACACGATTACATAGAACAAGCAAAAGATAGATATGATTTCTATCACAGAAAAGAAGAGAAAGTCCCATTTGATTTGGAGAAGTTTAACTTTATTACCAAAGGTGGTCTCTCTAACAAGACTCTCAATGTCGCTCTTGCTGGTACGGGTGTCGGGAAATCTCTATTCATGTGCCACCAAGCTAGTGCCGCTCTCACAGAGGGATACAACGTTCTCTACATTACATGTGAAATGGCAGAGGAGAAGATCGCTGAACGAATTGACGCAAACCTATTAAACGTAAATGTTAAAGACATTGTTGATCTACCAGAAGTTCTCTTCACCAGTAAGGTTAATGAGATCGCTAGAAAAACTCAGGGTAAACTTATTATCAAAGAATATCCCACAGCATCGGCACATGCTGGACACTTTGGAGCACTCTTGAGTGATTTAAAACTCAAGAAAGATTTCAAACCCCATATTATTTTTGTTGATTATTTAAACATATGTGCAAGTGTGAGGTACAAAGGTGCGGTTGTTAATTCGTATACCTATGTTAAGGCGATTGCTGAGGAGCTTCGGGGTCTTGCTGTGGAACATAACGTCCCTATTGTTAGTGCTACTCAGACCACTCGTTCTGGTTTTGGCAATAGCGATCCAGATCTTACCGATACTTCTGAGTCTTTTGGTCTTCCTGCCACTGCTGATTTTATGTTTGCCCTTATCTCTACTGAGGAGTTGGAACAACAGGGTCGCCTCATGGTCAAACAACTTAAAAACAGATACTCAGAAACTTCTACCTCACGAAAATTCATGGTGGGAATTGACAGATCGAAGATGAAGCTGTATGATGTAGCAGATGATGCTTCCGAAATTAGCATCGACAATGACGACGTGGGAGACCAACTCTCACAATTTTCAGACACACAAAACCGACTATCTAAATTTGCCGAGTGGAACGTATGACTATTAAATTTGAACGCTATGAAGAATTTGTTTCAGCAGTTACTTCAGACGCTTCTACAAACTTTGTTGATTTCGCTGACCGTATTGGTGATCTGGATCGACAAGGTGCCAATATTGAGAGACTTCTTACTGCTGGTGTTGGAATTAATGCTGAGGGTGGTGAGTTCCTTGAGATCATTAAAAAAATGGTCTTCCAAGGAAAACCGTGGAACGAAGATAATCGTGAGCATCTCATTATTGAGTTGGGTGACGTTATGTGGTATGTTGCTCAAGCTACAATGGCACTTGATATTTCCTTCGATGAGGTAATCGAAACTAATGTCAACAAACTGAAGAAGCGTTATCCTGGTGGTGAGTTCAATGTTCACAACTCAGAAGTTCGTGCTGCAAACGATCGCTGATGTTTTCCTTCTGGATTCACCTGAGAGCATTCTTCACTGTGGTGGTTGTGAGTTGTTCTCATCCTGCCAACTGGGATCAATGTGTTCGGGTGGACCAGTGGCTCTTGCCAGAACTGCAAGAAGGGTATAGAATATGGTCAGGACAAACTCACCCCTACCAAAATGAAAAAGATTATCTCAATGACCTCCCCTCTAAATAGTTAGACGGGAGGTCTTTTTATGTCAGGAATGGACTGGGGCGATTACGGAAAGGACGCACCATCGGGTGGTGGTATTCGCTTGCGTATTCTTCATGATGCTATTGTAAACAGAACACCTATTGATGTTGAAATTCCAGGTGGAAAAGCAGTCATCATGACAACTGATAGTGTTCTATCAGATATAAAGAGTGTGGTTGATGGTAATCTGGAATATGATTCACCTGATAAATCAAAAACTAATAATTTTGTATCAAGGTACAGTCGTAAATCTGTACTGCAAGCTGTACAGAAAGTCGGTAAAAAAAATAAATGTACTCAGATAACTTTTACCAAAATTACAAAGACAGTTGAGTTTGGTAGTAACCAAGGATCGGGTGGTGGATCTGATAACACTGCTCTGTTTGAAGGTGCAGCATGTTGGGTTACAGCATACAGATACACATTAGGAAATAAAAATATTGATGTCGATTATGTTATCCCAATGCATAAATTGGCATCAGTATCTGGATCTGTATCCACAGATAAATCATTGGGAGAAATATACGACTTCATATCGAATGATCCTGATTGGATGAAGTCAAGTATTAAAACAGCAAATGAATTATACAGCGCAACAAAATTTAGAAATACTAAATTTAAATTCTATAGAGGAACTGGTATTGTAAAAACTATTGAAAGTCATTATAGTAAGGTTAATAAAGAAGACGGCAAACCATTCTCTCAAATTAATAAATGGTCACCTGCTGATATCTACATGTGTGAATGTGATTTTGATATGGACATCTACACAAAAGAAATGACATTCCAAGGTGGTATTAATAGGGTACTACAAAATCTAATTGGTGAGAAAAAATTAATTGGGGTATCACTAAAGAAAGTAACATCTAGTTCAGCAAATCTTACGGAACATAATTTTACTAGAGCATCACTGACAGTTAGCAAACCATTTACTAGAGCATATTCTAATTCACTCATGAATTCAATGGATGTGTATCTTGAGGGAACTGGAGTCAGTGTCCAGTTCAGAGCAACAGATTCTGAAGGTAAGACATGGCAGGGTGAAGTCATGGGAACTTCTGCTAAGCATGGTAGAGTAGGTGGAGGAGTTATGAACTACATTATGGAAGCTGTTTATGGTGAAGGTAATGGAGTGTGGAAAGATTACCCTAGTGCTGCAGCAGTATCTTCTGCTTCTAGAGGAAATGCACTAGATCAAAAAATTTTTGATCTTGCAAGAGATAATAAAAGTAATGTTATGAAAACTGGTGAACAAGTTTCACTGGAAGATATTTCTAGGATGAGACCCCAATGGAAATTTGCTAAGTATCTTGGTCTTCTAGTTGTTGATCAATTGAGGAGAGGTACAAAAATACAACGTAATGAAATTACAACTAGAGTATATTTGTATGCAACATCTGCATCAGATGATTCTGCACCTTACATTAAGATCTCCTAATGGCAAACGTAACTCAACTAAAACATCTAGAACACCTGGAAGATGAGATGCTGAACTATGGTATCCAAGGATGTCATGCAGCTGTTGCTTTTTTGGAGGAACTGAAAAAGATGTTGGGACAGCAGGAAAGTGCTGGTTTCATGCAGACAAAATGGGACGGTGCTCCATCAGTTATCTGTGGTACAGATCCTGCATCTGGTATGTTTTTTGTTGGGACTAAATCTGTCTTTGCAAAGACACAACCCAAGTTATGTTTTACTGATACACAAATTGATGAGTGGTATGATGGTGATCTTGCAGAAAAACTTAAATTCTCTTTGAAGTATTTTGCTGAACTGGATATCAAAGGAGTTATCCAAGGTGATCTTATGTTCACTAATAGCACAATAAAAACAGAAGTCATTAAAAAAGAAAAACTTTATACATTCAGACCTAACACTATTACCTATGGTATTCCTATAGATCATCCTATTGGAGTAGCAGCGGGTAAGGCAAAAATTGGTGTAGTATTTCACACTCACTATACTGGAGATGATCTACCTACTATGCAAGCAAGAGCTGGTGCTGATATAAAAGGATCTGCTAATGCATTGGTAATTAAGAACGACACTCCAATGGATCGTGTTGGATTCTCTAAGCAAGAGATGACTAAGTTTAAAAATCATATCGATGTAATTGATCGCATGTGTCGTATCTCTGGTGATTTCCTAGATGAACTGGTAGTTCTTACTGGTACTACTGGAGATAAGAAATTTCATATTGCATCTTACTTAAAGCAATTCTTTAATAATGAGATCAAGAATGCTCGCACCATTACAAATGTAGAAGATGCCATGTACAACCTTCTTAACTTTTATGGTGATAAGATGGAGAAGGAACTTGCCAAGATTAAAACAGTAAAGAACCTTACATTAAAAAGAAAGCTAGTATACGATAGTCAACTATACGTTGAGAATAATAAGGACAAGTTTAAAGCAATGCTATCACTGTATAAAGAACTACAAACAGTGAAGCAAATGGTTATAGATAAACTGGACCACCTGGAAGAGTTTAGAACATACGTTCAAACTGAAAAAGGGTATAAGGTTACAACTCCTGAGGGATATGTTCTTCATAAGGACGGTAGTATGATCAAGTTTGTTAATCGCCTGGAGTTTGCTTACAACAACTTTACTCTACAAAAACAATGGCGTTAAATGTCAATAGGTGCTACTTCACTTTTGGTAGGTTTCAACCACCTACCACTGGTCATAAAGATAACTTTGCTGGTGTGAAAAATGCAGCAGGTTCTGATGACTATCGTATATACATTTCCCAAACTGTAGATGCGAAAGGTAGCAACCCATTGCCGCCAGATAGAAAGTTGTTCTATATGAATAAGATGTTTCCACAACATAAGGGAAAGATCTTCTCTGGTCCCAAACAACCTGTTGCTATCTTACAAGATCTTATGATGGCAGGTTATAATGAGGTCGTGTTTCTTGTAGGATCTGATAGAGTTTCTGCTATGCAGTTCCTCCATAAATATAATGGTAAAGATTTTACATTCAGAAAAATTGATATTCAATCTTCTGGAAGTAGAGATGCTGATGGTGATACTTTTGCCATTTCTGGAACTAAGATGAGACGCGCAGCACATGCTAGCGACTTTGACACTTTTAGAAAAGGCATTCCAACATCATTAAATGATCGTGATTGTCGTGCTTTGATGGATGAGATTAGAGCAAACCTACCAAAAAATTTTAAATAATGAAGGACTTTAAAAAGTTAAGAGAAGAAGCACTACGTCAACAACAGAGACATACCTTTATATTTAAAGAAGGTGATGCTGTTATGTCTGCCCGAACAGGAGACAAGGGACACATCCATAGAGTAGGCGGTAACTATGCTATCGTAATTACTGATGATGGAAATATGTTGCGTGAATGGATAAAGAACATTAGATCTATAAATAATACGAGAAGAACCTCCTTATTGAACGATGAAGAAACCAGATCCTATTAATACAGTAAAGCACCAAGATGAGTTCTCGTCTGGTTTGATGGAACAGTTCGGCAAATGGATGGGTGGCGATTGCTTCCAGAATACTGAGATGCCTGATTTGCATTTATCTGAAGCTCCTTTTGATGGCATGGATCCACAGTCCAATGGTGCTGAGATTGAAGATGTTACTAAGAAAAAGAAGAGTGCTAAAAAAGGTGCATACGTAGGACAAGAATCTGCTAAGAGTGAGGAAGTCCTTGAACGTGAAGAGTATGAAATTGATGGAGAAGTTTATGTCCTAGAAAAAGTAAAGATGGATGGCGTTGATGACAACGGTAGCACCTCTTGCTGGAAAGGATATAAGAAGCAAGGAACTAAGAAGAAAGGTGGTAAGGAAGTTAACAACTGTGTAAAAGCAGGTGATGAAGTAACTCACGATGGTGAGGAACTAGAAGAGAAGAATGGTCTCTATGCTAACATTCATGCTAAAAGAAAGAGTGGTGGTAAGATGCGTGATAAGGGAGACAAGGGTGCTCCTACAGAGAAAGCATTCAAAGATTCTGCAAAGACAGCTAAAGAATCAGTAGAATTGGATGAATATTTTGAAAAGAATAAAGAAGGAAAGATGGTGAAGAAGCACAACTGTGCTAAGAAAGTTAAGTATAAGAAGGAAGAATTCTTCTGTCTTCCTGAGCAACACACCATGCTCGAAGATGGCACTGTAACTCATTACGATCTAGTCAGTGAGAAGGGTGAAGTTCTAAGAAACATTCCTGTTGAGGGACTAGAGATCATGCTCAGTGAAGTTCATGAGCATGCTGACAATCATGCTAAGAATGCTGCACTGCTAGGTGAGAAGAAACTTGACCCAGTTGGTAAGGCAGATGCTGATATCGACAACGATGGTGATGTAGATAAATCTGACAAGTTCCTACATGCACGTCGTAAGAAAGTCACTAAGATTGTTGCAATGTCGAAGAAGAAAAAATGAAATCATTTAAAAAATTTCAAGAGGAGTGTGGTTGCGAAAAAAAGGAAAGTAAGGTAAAATCTAAACTAAAGAATAAAAAATCTGGTAATGTAGAAGTGATGCCTAATATTCCTGATGGTAAGAAAGGGATGACCACCCGTGCAACTAATGAAGCAAAGAACTATGAAGGTCCTTTGTATGCACCGTGGTCTTCTGTTGTAAAAGGTAGAGGATTTGATCCTATTGAAGAAAGAAAAGTAAAAGAATCATTTGAGGGTGGCGTTACAAAAGCACGCCGTGACTATCGTTCTGGTACTTTATTAACTTTCAAACAATTCATGTCAAAAATTACTGATATCTTAGACGAGTGGGAGAAATAAATAGTTATTGCAATATGCTATATGACTATGTTATCCTTTCTACTTCCCTTGGCGTCAAAAATTATTACCGATGCCATTAACAAAATTCCTGAGAATGAAGAACTCGGTGAGAAGATGGTTGAGATCTGTCTTGTTATTCTTGCTAAAGCAGTTAAGTTAACTAAAACAGATATGGATGATCAACTACTTGAAGTTGTAACCAAAGCAATCAAGAATAGAGAAGAGTGATATTCTAGGGGGAGCAATCCCCCTTTTTTATAAATAAACATTAGATAATAGTAATATTCGGAGCACACGTCAATGTCCCTTTATGGAAGAACTGACAGCAATGCAAACAAAACCAAAGCTGGTGTGGGCATTGCAACGTCAAGTCAAGCAAAAACAACTGTCTTTGTTGATAAAACTGAGGCACAACTAGCAGAAACTAGATCTCGTGGTATCACTGCTCCTGGTTGGTGGTCGTACTTCACATACACTGATGCGGATGGCAATACGCGCCATAAAGCAGAGCAACTTGTGAACATCGCTAACCCTGATCTCAATTCTAACGAGACACAAACTGATGATACTATCGCAGCAGACGTGGCATCGGCAGTAACCATTACGGTTCAACCTGCTAACTCTACATCTTCTTCGGGTGCTGGTACTTACACCCTCACCACTACGACAACAGGAACACCTGGAGCACTTGCGTATCAGTGGCAGCGTCAAACTGCAACTGGTAAGCGTTGGGTTAACATCGCTGCTGGTACAGACACAGGTATTACTTATGCAGACTTCACGACCGCAACTCTTGCTTACAGTGGTCTCGCTGGCGATACTCTGGATGGTAACAAGTTTAGAGTCAAGGTCACCTCTGCGGGTGGTACTGAAGAAGTAATGTCTAATGGTGCAGCAACACTAACCTTCGGAAGTTGATGAATGAACATTGCTGAATTGACACCAGATACCTGGTTGTTCTTTGCTATTCAACATTATAACAACCCGTCGTCGGTTACTTATTCTGATTTTGAAGAGGACTTAAAGAGATTTAAGTACATTAAAAGATTATTAAAACGTAACGAGACGACGGGTGAACTTAAAACCCACTTGATATTAAATCATATAATTATTTTATATAATGTTTTTGATGATGCAGCAACCCCGCTGCTATTTTACAAAATTGAAGCAACATATTGGTCTGTAATTAAGGCGTTCATGTTGTTTCTAAATAGATTACCACCTACACTTAACGAGGATGTTGACAAGGAATGTCTAAAGGAACTGAACCTAATCTAAATGAAATGATTAACTCAGCAGGGGATGGATCTGGTCTCCAGTTACCACCTGCTTTCGTTATGGTAAATCCTAAACAGCATCGTAAGTATAAGAAAAATAACGAAAAACTAGATGGTCGCTCTAAAGGTGCCAAAGATCTCTTCTCCCGTATCCAACGTAGAAAAATGAAAGAACAACTAGAAAATAATATTGAAGAAGCTGTCTCTTCTGAAACTGAAAGAGCACAAAAACAGATCTCTCAGCAGAAAAAACTGGGTCGTCAAAAAGATCTCCAGAAAAAACGTGGAGAAGCAAAGTCGAAGATGCAAAATAAGACAAAGGAAATGGACACCTTAATGAAGGCACGTCTATCTGACTTTAAAAAGAAAGCATCTGATCAAACAAAAAAACTTAAGAAGGAACAAACCGAAGTGACTACTAATATTATGACTGAAAACCAAGATGTAATTCAAGTTGCACTTGATGTTGCAACATCTGAACTTAATCCCGCAGGTGAAGGAACATTTGCTAAGGTGCAATTTAGCAATGGATCTACACAAAACTTAGATAACTACTCTGCTAAGCGTATTGCTGCTTGCTACGCGCAGTTGGATGATACTCACAAGCAGCAATTCCAATACATGTTGAATAAAGACGCTTCGACGTATCAATCTGCATTGGACTTCGCTGTAAGGAATGTCTAAGTAAAATGTCTGACATTAATACAGCTATCCTAGAGAGGTTAGAGAAAGTTGTTGACACGCTTCAGGAAAATTCCACGAAGATGGGTCAACTTCTTGCTGTACATAATGAAAAACTTGACAATCAAGACAGGGTTGATGCAGTCCTGTTTGAAAAATTAGATAGAATCTCTGCAGATCTTGCAAGAGAAACAAATGTTATCAAGAGAGGATGTGAGCGAGACATCAGGTTGGTTGATGATCGTCTTCGCCTCATGGAGAAAAAAATGTGGACCATAGCAGGAGCACTGTCTGTCATATGTTTCCTAGTGTCAACACCAGGACAGTCACTACTGAGAAACTTGACACCGCAGCAATCCCCTGTTAGTATGTCAACAGTGGTCATGCCTTCGATTGAGCTTTCTTGAAGTAAAGTACATAAACTTAATATCCCCTCGCTTGACGCTGTTCAGTCGCAAGAAGGCAGACCTGTACAATTTCAGGTGTCCTTATTGTGGCGACTCACAAAAGAGACGCAACAAAGCGAGGGGATATTTGTTCAAGATCAAGAATGATTTTGTATACAAATGCCACAACTGTGGTAAGGGTAGAACTTTTTCTAACTTCTTGAAAGACCAAGATACTCATCTCCATGACCAATATGTCATGGAGAAATTTAAAGATGGCAGGACTGGTAAAGGAACTACTGTACCCAATCCTAAATTTAATTTCACGAAACCAAAATTTGTTAAAACAGATACAGATTTAGAGAAGATATCTTCGCTAAATAATACTCACCCAGCGAGGGTGTATCTTGAGCAACGGGGTATCAAAGATCTAGATTATTTTTATTATTGTCCAAAGTTTAAAGAGTGGACAAATAAACAAAAACAAACTTTTGATACCCTAAGACAAGATTCACCTCGTATTATCATCCCATTCAAAGACAAAGAAGGTAACCTGTTTGGATACCAAGGCAGATCGCTAGCCCCAAAGGCAAAACTAAGATACATCACCATAATGCTTGACGAAGAAAAACCAAAAATTTTTGGACAGGATAAAATTGATGCACGGAACCAAACAATTTATATTGTTGAAGGACCCTTCGACTCCACGTTTATCAAAAACTCTGTTGCTATGTGTGGGTCCGACGTTGATATTAGGACGCTTGGTTGGAGCGATTATATTTGGGTTTTTGATAACGAACCACGTAATAGAGAAATCTGTCGATAGAATCTCCAAGAACAATCGACAGTGGAGATAAGGTAGTAATCTGGCCAGAGATAAAACAAAAGGACATGAATGATATGGTTCCTTGCTGGACACGATGTCCAAAATCTGGTAGAATTAAATACCTATTCATGGATTAGAAGCAAAATTAAAATTTAACGGACTTGGAAAAGAGTATGACCAACGGTACTAAAGGTTAAAAAGCGTAGACGGGAATTGAAGCACTGAACCTTAGATAAGATGCACAATGGTAGAAGAAGCATGTGAAGGTCTTGCTGGTGTGTCTGCTCAAGTAGAGATCCAATCTGGTATTCAATTCTATGATGGTATTACAACTGAGAGATTCAAGAGATTTTGATTCGGTCTGCTTCTGATCTAATTGATTTAGATTCATCCTAACTATCAGTATGTTGCTGCAAGACTGCTCTGTTTGTCTCTACGTAAGCAACTTTGGGTCTGATTGGAAAGGTCTTCCCTCACGTACAAGAGCATCTTGTAATCGGTACATGACAAGAGGAGTATATGATCAGGAATTCTTGATAAATATACAGAGGAAGAGTTGACAAAAGTAAATTCATGGATTGATCATGAGCGTGACTTATGTTATTCACCTATGCTGGATTGCGGCAGGTTGTAGATAAATACCTAGTACAAGATAGAAGTTCTGGAGAGTATATGAGACTCCTCAGTTCATGTACATGATGATTGCTGCAACACTATTTCCAAGATATGATAGATACTATCGTTAGAATATGTCCACCGATACTATGACGCAATCTCAAACACAAAATCAACATCCCAACACCAATCATGGCAGGAGTGCGAACACCACTTCGACAATTTGCTTCTTGTGTTCTTGTTGATGTTGATGACACCCTCGATAGTATCTTTAGTTCTGATATGGCTATTGGCAGATATGTTGCACAAAGGGCGGGTATCGGTATCAACGCAGGCAGAATCCGTGGCATCAACGTAAGATCCGAGGTGGAGAAGTACAACACACAGGTGTTGTCCCGTTCCTTAAAAAGTTTGAATCAACTGTACGATGTTGCACTCAAAATGGGATTCGTGGTGGTTCAGCAACAGTCCACTTCCCAATCTGGCACCAAGAAATAGAAGACATTATTGTTCTTAAGAACAATAAAGGTACAGAAGACAATCGAGTGAGGAAACTTGACTACTCAATCCAAATTTCAAAACTTTTCTACGAACGTTTCATTGCGAATGGAGAGATTAGCCTCTTCTCACCGCATGACGTACCAGGTCTCTATGATGCTTTTGGTACTGATGACATTTGACGCTTGCTATGTGGACTATGAATCAGATCAGTCTGTTCCAAGAAAGACTATCGGGGCACAAGAACTTAATCCTGAACATGCTTAAGGAGAGAGCAGAGACTGGTCGAATCTATATCATGAACATTGATCACTGCAACTCTCACTCTTCCTTCAAAGATAAGGTTGAGATGAGTAATCTATGTCAAGAGATTACTCTACCTACAGATCCACTGCAGCATATTGATGGTGAAGGTGAAATTGCTCTTGTATTCTGTCTGCTATCAATATTGGTAAGGTCAACAAGTCTGATGACTGAACTAGAAGAACTCTGTGATCCTGCAGTCCGTGGTCTGGATGAACTGATTGATTATCAGAAGTATCCTATCAAGGCAGCAGAAGTTGCACATCAAGGCACGTAGGTCTCTTGGTGTTGGTTTTATCGGTCTTGCACACTACCTTGCGAAAACTTGGGTTCAAGTATGACTCACAAGAGGCATGGGATGCTGTTCATGGACTCACTGAGGCGATTTCCAATACTATCTTCTGAAGTCATCTAATCAAACTTGCAAAGAGAAGGTGCCTGTGGTTATTTTGGTCGCACAAAATATGCAGATGGAATTCTTCCTATTGATACATATAAGAACGATGTAGATGAAATTGTCAAATCCTGGAATATGATTATGATTGGGAAGCTCTTAGGAGATCTATCTTGGAGCACGGTCTTAGGCACTCAGCACACTGTCCGCACAAATGCCTTCAGAGAGCAGTTCCGTTGTGTCAAACGCAACCAATGGAATCGAACCACCTAGAGGATACTTGTCCATTAAGAAATCAAAGAAAGGACCTCTTAAGCAGATTGTTCCCAATACAATACCTGAAGAACAACTATACTCTTCTGTGGGATATGCCTAGATAATGATGGATATATTAAAGTTGTTGCTGTGATGCAAAAGTTCTTTGACCAAGCAATTTCTGGTAACTGGAGTTATAATCCAGAGAACTATCCTGACAATGAAGTTCCTGTTTCAGAAATGGCACAAGATCTTTTAACTACATACAAGTATGGTTGGAAGACTTCTTACTATCAGAACACTTATGATTAAGTCTGATGAGTGTTGAAGAAAAAAAACTAGATAATCTTATTAAGAATTAGAACAGCCGAGGAGGAAGACTGTGAATCCTTGCAATTTAAAATCATGAAAGAATCAAACTACAAAGGAGAAAGTTGAAGGCATGACAGTCTTCAATACTGAGAAAGTAGATACTAAAAAGCAACCAATGTTTTTTGGTCAACCTTTGGGAGTTCAGAGATACGATCTTTACAAATATCCTGTCTTTGATAAACTAACTCAGCAACAAGTTGGGTTATTTCTGGAGACCTGAAGAAGTTTCTCTACAGAAGGATCGTGCAGATTATGCAAACTTCGTCCAGAGCAAAAGCATATCTTCACTTCTAATCTTAAGTATCAGATCATGCTTGATTCAGTACAAGGGTCGTGGTCCTGGTATGGCGTTTATGCCTTATTGCAGTCTACCCGAACTTGAAGCATGTATGAAGTATGGGGATTTATGGAGATGATCCATAGTCGTTCATATACTTACATCATCAAGAATGTATATCCAGATCCTCTGAGGTCTTCGATAATATCTTAGATGATGAAAGATTATAGAACGTGCTCAGAGCTGTCACAGCAGGCATATGATGACTTTATCAACGCTGCTCAACGCTGGTATGCTAGTGGTATGTGGATCTCTGATTGGAAAGACTCTCCTAACATGGAAGTGGATCGTAATGAACTGAAGCGTAAACTATATCGTGCAGTTGCTAATGTCAATATCCTTGAGGGTATTCGTTTCTATGTTTCTTTTGCTTGTTAGTTTGCCTTTGGTGAACTCAAACTCATGGAAGGTTCAGTGCAAAAATTATTTCACTTATTGCTAGAGATGAGAACCAACACCTTGCACTCACTCAGAATATTTTGAATAAGTGGAAGCAGGGTGATGATCCAGAGATGGAAGAGATTGCTAGAAGGTTCTATTATCGGACTCAATGCTAAACTTCTCGGACTAAGTATGTTGAATGGACTGCTAATCGTCGTCTGAGATCTATTGGATTGAAGGCAATTTTTGATACTCCTATCACAAATAACCCTCTACCATGGACAGAGCACTGGTTATCTTCTAAAGGTATGCAAGTTGCTCCTCAAGAAACAGAAGTAGAATCATATCTAATTGGGAGTATTAAGCAAGATGTTGAAAAAGATACGTTCGCTGGTTTTCAGTTGTGATAAGATACTCTTTACCTGGTTGGAGAGAAGACCTCTTACGGACAAACCTACCCAGTCAAGAAGAGAGAGACCTCCTTTCAAAGGGTCCGTCAAGTCTCGCTCAGGCGTGGAGAATGCAAGCAATAAAATACAAATACGTGACCCATGGGACTAATAATTGACGATCTTGCTAAGATTATTCGTAAGCATCAAAAAACTCTACCATGTGTGGAACCATTAGATGTTAATGATAACTTTGCTAAAGTTTATAAAGAAACTGAGGATGGAGATCTAACCATCCACAATGAGATGTATAGTTGTATTGGACTACGTAAGGTTCATCTTGAAATTGCTACTCTAGGACCACTTGATATCTTACATTGTGTTTGGTATCCAGACCCTGAGTTTGATTTACCTATATTTGGTGCAGATATTGTTGCTAACAATAATATTGTTAGTGCTGCCATTACAGATGTATCTCCTGTAGACAGTATAAGTCATCCAATATATGATGATCTTGCCGATATTAGTAGATTCTATAGTTTTAAACACAATAGAGATGTTCCCTCTTGGGGTAATATATTTTCACCGTACTATAAATTTGCTAGATTAGATTCAGATAGTGAAAAAAATGAGTTTTGTCATGTTGTTGACCAGTATCTAGAAGTATTTGTGGGAGCTGTGTGGAAATCTACTAGAGATAATTACAGAGCAGATTACAGATATGATGGACAGATACAATACTGTGAAAATCAGAAGAAAAATGACAAAACTAGAAAAATTCTAGAAAAATATTTTGGTGTACGTTGGGCAAAACAGTACATCGATGAGATATTATTTGACGAACCCTAAATACTGGAGAATGATATGATGAACATGTGGAAAAAACTGAAGAGTATCCAAATCCCTGGCGATATCTGGAGTCCACTTTTAGTGGGAGCGATGTTGGGGATTACTACGGTTTTGTTTATAAAATTACCTGTAGCACCACAAACCGTTCCTACATCGGTAGAAAATATTTCTGGCAAAAACGAAAGCCTAGACCTACTGCTGGTTCTACCAGGCGGAGAAGAGTTACATCTGAAAGTAACTGGAAGAACTACTACGGAAGTTCTGACGAGCTTAAAGCAGATGTTAAAAAATATGGACAAGAATCTTTTACTAGAGAAATCCTCTCCTTACACGGGACACCTGGAAGGGTCAACTACGAGGAGACCCGCCAACTCTTCCTCCATGATGTTTTGACCAAAGCACTTGACAACGGTACGCCAGCGTACTATAATTCTAATATCCTCGGACGTTACTACAGGAAAGATTATTTTGATTTTGGAAACGATTCTGGCGTTGACGCCTGCTGACTATGACCACCTTGCACGAGCAGTGCAGGTTGAGGCAGCAACTGGAACTAAAGATGAATACTGCGTTGCAGTTTCTATCCTTAACAGGGTTAACTCCCTGTATTCCCTAACAATGTTGCCGATGTAGTTTATGCTCCTGGTCAATACGAAGGTTTCTTATACCGTCGTCCAGCAGCAAAGTCAAGTGTTGTTGCTAGGTTAAAAAACACAGACAATCTTCTGGAAGCGTATTCAATTATTGGAGACAGAACCAGTTTTAAAGGACAACGTATGTTGCCTTATCGCGTAGTTGCAGAAGATCCTATGTGTGATCGTAAAGGAAACTTTTACCACTATCATTGGCAAAGTTAAAAAGATATGACTCAGTAGCTCAGTGGATAGAGCAACTGCCTTCTAAGCAGTCGGTCGTTGGTTCGACCCCAACCTGAGTCGCCAGTCGGTATGGCGGAATTGGTAGACGCGCTAGGTTTAGGTTCTAGTGTCTTATGACGTGGAGGTTCAAGTCCTCTTACCGACACTCGCTCGAATAGCTCAGAGGTAGAGCACCTCCTTTACACGGAGATTGTCGGGGGTTCGATCCCCTCTTCGAGCATTACTCATATGAGGTTAAATGCTCAATAATGTTAACGGCAAGGTGTAAAGTGTGTGGTACAGAACTAACCAGTACCAGAAAAGTTCAGTTCTGTGGATGTCACAATCAGATGAGAGTTCTCGATGATCTTATTGGTGCAATCGATTTAAACGAAGTAGTATTGCTCAGACATGATAAGAACATGAAATACAAAGGAATTCTTACGTCTGAGGACTTAAGATATCAAGAAGAAAGACGTAAACGTAAAGTTCGTCGATTAAAATATGAGGAAAGATGATTGATCTAGACAGACGTTATGAAAGTTACCTTCATAGTAAAAAATGTTTTACTATCAATGGTGCATGCGAAAATGTAATAGCATATGGATGGACCGATAATGGTTCGGACATAGATGGATATTACGTCTTGACAAACAACTATAAACTGAAGTATAATCTTCAAGAACAATGCATTAGTGTTGTACAACGCCCACTACATAAACAAAAATGAAAATTTTTCTAGACACTGCTGACTACGAAGCAATTGCTGAACGCTATGAGACTGGTCTAGTCGATGGTATCACTACAAATCCTACACTAGTTCGTAAATCTGGTGTAAACTACCTTGATTTTATTAGGACACTTGCTTCTGAATTTCAGTTTGAAAGTATTTCTGCTGAAGTTGAAGGTGATACTGATGTAGAAATGATTCGTAATGCCCAACAATATATTGAGGTTGGACAAAACGTTACTATTAAATTGCCTCTTACTAAAGATGGTTTATCTGCATGTAAAGTTCTTACTGGTGATGGTATTGAAACTAATGTAGGTTACTGATACTGATTGGGAAAATATGATGACAACAAAACAATTGAATCTATTGCTAAGAATGAACTCTACATGGGTTACATCTTTGGTATTATGATCTTGGGTGGATTCATCCGTGATTATAGTGCTGCATTAGAAGATGTCTATTCTTTAGCAAAGAAATACATTAAGGACAATCGTGTCCTTGTTATTATCACCTCACTGTTGGGTGGTATTCTTCCTATTCCAGGACGTGTTGCTTTATCAGCACCACTCCTAGATGGCATTGCACCAAGAGATCAAGAACGACGTTCTGATTTTGGTGTGATTGATTACCTATCAGTTCACCATTACTACTGGTGGTCTCCACTAGAGAAGACAGTTGTTCTACCTATGGCAGTGATGGGTAGTATCCTATGGAACTTTTCTTAGGATATACTATTGTTCCTTTGATTATTACCTTGACATACACATGGTGGTATATCTTCACTAAGGTTCCAGCTTCGTCTGTTGTCCCTAATCTAGATTATGTTCGTGAGTTCAACTGGCGTCGTGCTCTTACTGGATGGGCACCACTGATTGCTACTGTGATTCTTCTATTGAATACAGGCAAAGGTGGGGCAATCTTCTTCTTCCCTTGGTTCCTTGGAATGGCAATCTATTATTCGATTGTGTTTAAGGATTGGAAGTGGGGCAAGTGGTTGGATGGTAAGTTTGCTATCATTGCTACACTTGTTCTTGCTCTTGGTGGTGTGGTAGGATTGGTGAAAGGACCAGTCATGGAGTATCTCAACGCAGCAACGCCTGGGATGCTTATTCCTGCTTCTTTAGTCGCTATGGTTGCTGCCTACATTATGGGTTCATCTGGTAAGTATGCTGGTATGACCTCTGCTCTTGTAGCAATCTTTGGACCTCAATACTTGGTATGGTTCCTTTGCACTGAGTATTCTGGTTACTTAATCTCACCCGCACATAAGTGTCTCATGATCGGACAACAGTATTTCGGCACACCAATTCGCAAATACTATGCTGTGCTTTCTAGATTGTGTGTTATACTGATTGGGTATGCGGCACTCACCTTCGTCCTATGAAACCCACTGTCATTCTTGAGAGATTTCCTTACCGCTACGTTCAGTGCGGTCTTCTGGAGATCAACGGTAGACCTGACTACCGTATTCAAAAGTATCATGAGTGGAAGAAGAGATACTTTGACATGTATTTCCTTGACAATCAAATGCAACTAGACACCTGTCTAGAAGATGTAGAGTATACCAAATGGTTAGATCCAGATGGTGTGCCCTGCTATGTCCGTGACACTGTAACAAACTAAGAGGTTATTATGAGCGTAAGATCACAAGTTCAAGCTGCTGAAGAAGCACTCCGTCAAGCACTGATTAACGCTCTTGCTGAGGGAGATGAATATTGTTTGTCCGAACTGTTTACTCAGTATCAAGCAATCAGTAATCTGAATAAAAAAGTAAATGATATAACTCATTCTGCTTATGATTCAAATTACAATTTCAATCTGTCGTCTGATTATCTCCCTCGTCCTGGAGGAGATTTAGATAATTTTGATAATGTTATTGATTTTGGTGGTAATATTACTATTGGAAACTCTAGTGATGATACTATCACCTTCAGTTAGTCTCGGTAGGACTATAAACTAGCCCTGGTGCGGGTGATTACGTTGCCGCTCAGTTTCTTACTTCTGATTAAAAAGTAAGTGGTGGTGCCAAATCCCCTTCCGTGTGGCTGTTTTCTTGTTTAGCAGTTAAAATAATAAAACAAGTGGCGTGCATGTGCCTAGTAGGGGATTGACCTCCCTCTTTTTTTGCGGATGTAGTTCAGCGGTAGAACGCTATCCTTCCAAGTTAGATGTCGTCGGTTCAAGTCCGATCATCCCGCTTTTTAATATATTGATATGAAGATAGGAGATATACAAGCACATAAGTATCCAGAAGCAGCAGATATCAATTCTGTTCTCCATAAAATTATATGTGACAACAGTGTTACCAGTGATAAGGGAGCACTAATGACACAGTGGGACTGTTTTAATATCAAAGAATTTAATGTTCTTGCTGATTATGCAAAGAGTTTACTTGATAAACCAACCAAGTTAGTTGATCTCTGGGGTCAAGTATATAACGAGGGACATTACCAAACTTTTCATAATCATATACACAATGACTGGTCTTTTGTTTACTATGTTAATACACCACCAGGGTCATCTCCAATTGTATTCAGGGGAATGAGCAAGAGGATTAAACCTGTTGCTGGTATGATGCTATTATTTCCTGGGTATGTGGATCACTATGTTCCTCCTAATAAAGGTGTTGGACGTAGTATAGTAGCAGGCAATCTTGTATATTCATAAATACTTCTAGCTTAGAAATAGTGTCTTCAGGACTGGAAGTATGTCAAAAATTCTTGCAAATGAAATTGCTAATTATAATGATGATTCTCCTATCGATATTAAGGAGGGTCTTAATATACCTGCAGGAAAACCACTGCAAGCAGCAGGATCTAGTGGTTCTTCTGGTCAAGTCCTTACGACAACAGGAACTACTGTTGGGTGGGTAACACCATTTGATGGTGATTATAATACTTTACTTAATAGACCTAGTATTCCTGCAGCGCAGGTAAATTCTGATTGGAATGCTAGTGGTGGTGCTGCAGTTATCTTAAATAAACCAGCAGTACCTCCTTTACCTAGTATTACAACAGCGTCTGCAGGTAGTGCTGCATTAGCATACAATTCAGGTAACGGTCAATTTACTTTTACTCCTCCTGATTTATCTTCCTATGCAACAGAGACATGGGTTGAAAATAAAGGATACCTCACAACATATACAGAAACTGATCCTGTATTTGCTGCTTCCGATGCAGCTGCTGTAACTTCTGCTAGTATTGCCAACTGGGATACCGCATATGGTTGGGGTAATCATGCTTCAGCAGGATATCTGACAACAGAAGCAGATACATTTCAGTCGGTTGTAGACAGAGGAAATACTTGTACAAGTCCTGTATACATTACAAATAAATTATATTTCTCAAATAACTTTGCTACCTTAACAGATCTTCAGGCAGTTGATGCAACTACCTATCATGGTATGTTCGCTCACGTTCATGCTGAAGGTCATGGATACTTTGCACATAGTGGTGGATGGGTACAATTATTAGATACAGCATCTTCAACTGGAGATTTGTTCGATGTAGATCTTTCTGTTGCTCCTGTTAATGGTCAAGTTCTTAAGTGGAACGGAACTGCTTGGGCACCAGCAAATGATCTCACAGGTGGTGGTGGTGGAGGTTTAGCACTAACTGATTTATCGGTACAATCACTAACACCATCTGGCGGTGGATCTTTAACATACAATGATGGCAGTGGTGTATTCTCTTACACTGCACCTGATTTATCTGGGTATCTTACATCTATTGGAGATGCAATTCAAGATGTTGACTTCATAACCAATGGTTTGATGAAGAGAACTGCTGCTGGAACTTACACATCTACCACTGATAATTCTGGTAACTGGAACGCAGCATTTGGTTGGGGTAATCATGCAGTAGAGGGTTATCTAACACAATTACCAAACCACGGACTCAATAGTCACACTGGTGTAACTCTTAGTGGTGAGTCAGTAGGACAATTACTACAATACAATGGTACTGCATGGGTAAACTGGACACCTTCTTACATTAGTTCTTATTCTGAAACTGATACACTTGCTACTGTAACAGGTAGAGGTGCTACAACCAATGATAATATTACACTGGGTGATGCTTCAAACCAACCAGAGTTTAACTTGTCTGTTGGCGTATCTTCTGGTAGTGTTAACTACCTAAAAATATTTGGTGGAAGTAATGAAGTATACTTTAGAAACACCACTGGCACTGGTGTCGGTGGAAGTATCAATATTCAGGGTCGTTCTGGTGTGTCACTTTGGCAAGACACTGGTAATTTAGGTCTTAGTGTTGATTCTGATTGCGCTGTAAATCTATTCTATCAAACCTCATTAAAATTAAAAACCACAACTACTGGTGTAACAATCACAGGTGCTCTTACTGCTGGTGGTCTGACTTATCCAACTACCAACGGCACAAGTGGTGATGTTCTTACCAGTGATGGTGCAGGTAATGTCACCTGGGCTGCTTCTACTGGTGGCGGTGGTGCTAGTGTTACTATCTCTGACACACCACCTGCTGCAACCGCTGGTGATTTATGGTGGGAGAGTGATACTGGTCGTCTAAAGATTTACTATCAGGATACTGATACAACACAGTGGGTTGATACAACTCCTCCACTATCTTCGTTGGTATCTTCTGATATTCCTGGATCTGCAACTGCAACTGGAACAGCAGGTGCAATTAGATTTGATAGTGGTTATGTTTATATCTGTGTTGCTACTAATACATGGAAGAGAGCAGCACTTACAACATGGTAAATCTAAATACTACGGAAGGAGCATCTTAAGCAATGGCAATCAATTTTCCCTCAACAGCTGGACAGGCAACTGATGGTAGTTTTACATATAACGTAGCGGGTATTGTATATGCCTGGAATGGATCTTCATGGGCAGCAGCAGGAGCTGGTGCTAGTGCAACTGATACATCTTTGTTTAGTGTCACTACTAACTCTCCGTCTGGTACTGGTCAGTTAACTTATACTGCTGGTACTTTTTCTTATACTCCACCTAATCTTTCTGGTTATCTAACATCAGAAGTAGATACTCTTGGTACTGTAACTGGTAGAGGCAATAGTACGACCAGTGGAATAACTCTTAGTACAAGTAATCTTATTCTAGATTCTGCTAGTGATCAACGTATTCAACACAATGTTTCTGGTACAGAAACATCTAAAATCATTTTTAGAAGCACTGGTGCTGTAGATTTCTATGCTTCAACTGGCATGAGTTTCTATGCTACCAGTGGTGCATCTCCTATCAATAGAAGAATATCATTATTAACTGCAGGTGGTACACAACTTGAATATCAAAGCAGCACACGTCTTACAACCACATCTGGTGGTGTAGAAGTATCAGGAACTCTTACTGCTGGCGGTCTAACCTATCCAAACAGTAATGGTTCTCTGGGTCAGGTTCTTACTAGTGATGGTACAGGAAATGTAACATGGACATCTGCTGGACTTTCTGCCAGAGATACTTCTGCCATGGGATTACTGAATATTGCTAATGGCGGTGATGCTACACCTAACATCTCTACACCAAAAACATATGCTCTGTTATCTGTTCAAACAACACATGCTGTTTGGGTAACATTATATAATTCTGATGCTGCTAGAACTGCTGATAATACTAGAGGTATTAATACAGACCCTATTCCTGGAACTGGTGTTCTTGCGGAAGTTGTTACAACAGGTGCTCAAACACAGTACCTATCTCCTGGAGTTATTTGTTATAACATTGCAACAACAGGGATTACTTATGCAAAGGTTAGGAACCTATCTGGTGCCACCAATGCTATAAATGTAACGTTAACACATGTAAAACTAGAGGCTTGATATGTCGGAAAGAATCCACATCGTCACCCTTAACAGACATGAAGATCTGGAGGGTTTCTATACAGAGATGGAGGGTAATGGTTTCCGTCTAAACATGAAGCGTCCTATCAGTAGAAATACACACTACTGGATGACAGATGAACAAGCAGAAAATTTAAAACAAGACCCTAGAGTATGGGATGTGCAACTGACACCTGAAGAAATGGGTATGTATCCACATAAATGTGGAACATTAGATGACTATCAGATGGCAAGACAGTTGTCTCTTAGATTTTGGAAGAATGGT